ATGTAATAATAGCAGAACAAGATTTTATTGATACACAAGAAGGAACTTGGATTCAAACTAGTATGAATACCAGAGGTGGTATTCATAGATTAGGAGGCACACCACTTAGGAAGAATTATGCTGGTGTGGATTATACATATGATACGGCTAAAGATGCATTTTATGAACCAAAACCCTATGCTTCTTGGACATTAGATGATGATACTTGTTTATGGGAACCTCCTATAGATAAACCTTCTGATGCTTATGTAAATGGTGGTGATAAAGCATATTATTGGGATGAAGATGCTTATCAAGCGGATAATACTAAAGGATGGTCAGAATTAAGGCTTCGTTATCGATAACGGTAGTTATATGATAATTTCAGGATATTCTGCTACTCCTAGAAGTGGATCTACACTATTGAACGCACTATTAAATCAAAGGCCAGATGTGTATATGCCTTTTGTATCACCTTTTATTGAATTATTATGGAGAAACTACAAATTTTGGGATGAACCTGAATATAATAAACTCCATATTTTAGAATATAAAAATATTAAAAAAAAATACTGTTTAGGAGTAATTGACACTTTTTTTAAAGAATTGACAGATAGAAAATATATTATTGATAAACATTGGATGTGGATTGTACCAGAAAATCGTAATATGTATGAAGATTTATATAATAAAAAACTTCCTGTAATTTATATACATAGAAGTTACGATGATATAGTAGAATCTTATAAAAGAGTTCTAAAACAAGGTCTTAAAGGTGAACTGGCTCATATCGATAACTTAGATTATAGTATTAATCTTTTAAATAAAGTATATCTAAACCAGCAACATTATATAGAAAATAATCCAGATAATATTGTTTTTATAGAATATAATGATTGGTGTAATAAAACTGAAGAAATGTTGAAATATATAGAAATAGAACTAGGCTTAAAACCTTACTCATACGATTTAAAAAATCCCTCAATAGATACTAAATATCTAGATAAATTGATGGGGAATGATAAATTACACGTTTTAAGAGATGCATCAGTTTATAAGAAAAGATACTAAGGAAATTTATAATGTCAGATGCATACCTATCAAATCCCAATCTGAAAAAGATAGGGATTAATATTGAATTTACAAAAGAACAAGTCGAAGAGTATATAAAATGTGCTAAAGACCCTATCTATTTTGTGAAGAATTATATGAAGATTATTCATGTAGATAAAGGATTAATACCTTTCGATCTCTATGATTATCAAGAAAAAATGATAACTAATTTCAACGATGAAAGATTTGTTATCACTAAAATGCCTAGACAATCAGGCAAATCTACCGCTGTAATAAGCTTTATACTTCATTATATTCTTTTCAATGAATCTAAAAACGTAGCACTTCTAGCAAATAAAGCAGAACTAGCCCGAGAATTATTAGATAGATTGAAGAAAGCATATGAGAATCTACCTTTATGGTTACAACAGGGTATTACAGTTTGGAATAAAGGATCTATTGAATTAGAGAATGGTTCTAAAATATTAGCTACATCTACTACAGGTTCAGCGGCCCGTGGTCAATCATTCTCCCTTGTATTCTTAGATGAGTTTGCTTTCGTACAGCATAACATAGCTAATGATTTCTTCAAATCAGTTTATCCTACTATATCATCTGGTCAAGAAACTAAAATGATTATTGTTTCTACACCTAAAGGCATGAATCATTTTTATAAAATGTGGGTAGAAGCAGAAGAAGAAAGAAGTAATTTTAAAACATTAGAAGTTGATTGGTGGGAAACACCCGGTCGTGATAGTGATTGGAAACAACAACAAATAGCTAATACTAGTGAAGAAGATTTTAATCAAGAATTTGCTTGTGAATTCTTAGGAAGTACTAATACATTAGTAAATGTTAATATATTAAGAAACTTAGCTTTTACTAATCCTTCATTTCAGAAAAATGGATTTGATCAATATGGTGAAGTTATACCTGATCATCAATATGTAGTAACAGTAGATACTGCAAGAGGTGTTGGCCTAGATAACTCAGCATTTATAGTCATAGATATTACAAGCGTACCTTATCGAGTAGTAGCTAAGTTCAAAGATTCTTTAATATCACCTATACTATATCCAGAGTTAATTTATAATGTAGGTACTAATTATCATGAATCTTTCTTATTAATAAAATTAGACATCTCTTCTATAATATCAA